TCACAAGTGTGGACGGTTTGTGGACATTCCACTTAGCGGGTTTAGCATTATTGCATCCTGTAAATAGTCAGGTGCAAAGTGCGCATAAGTCATGGTCTGCTGAATGTTCGCATGTCCAAGTATTCGTTGGAGTGCGATTATATTTCCACCCTTCATCATAAAGTGGGTTGCGAATGTGTGCCGTAAAGCATGAATCGCTTGCCCGCGAGGGAGGTCTGGTTTTACTTTTTTTATTAGCTTATAGAACGTCAGATAATGAGTTTTAAAAAGCGGCCCGGTTTCTATGGTTTTCACCTGGTCGGCGATATCCTGTGAAATCGGTACAGAGCGTTTTTTCCCATTCTTCGTTTCAATAAACGTCACTCGGTTATGAATGATGTTTTCTGCCTTAAGGCTCTTGGCCTCTCCCCATCTGGCACCTGTTGCCAAACAGAGTATGGCTATACGCCGTGCATCACCTTTCGCCGTGTCTAATAGTCTGACGATATCTTCCGATGATAAGTAAGACATTTCAGGCTGTTGCGTCTTAAGACGTGCAAGCGATCTTATTGGATGTTCACCGAAAAACTCTTCAGCTTCGATCATCACACTGAATACACCACTAAGTACAGCAAGGGCGTGATTTATTGTGGATGCCTTTATACCATTTGCCAGCCGTTTTGCACGGTAATCCATGAGTAAGCGGTTGGTAATCTGGTACATCATCGGATCACCCATGTCATTGCATATGCCCTCAATCGCATTGAGGCGCTTACTTCCGTGCTTCAAATTACGCCCGTGATAATCCCACCACTTCGAAATAAACTCACTTAAACGCCGCTTATCAGCAGGTTTACTTAACCATTCTTTATTATGGAAGTTTGCGATCACATACTTTTCAAAAGCTAGTGCATCGCTCTTTCTATCAAATTTACGCCGGATGCGTTTTCCTTCGCGCCCGTGCGGCCGTAAGTCCACTTCGTAATGACCATCATCAAGCTTCTTAATCGACATAGCGAAGCCCTCCGATGTAATAATCATTTTGAAACGATATTTCAAAAATGAATACTTTATAAATACTTAACCAATCTTTTGGTCTGATTGGGGAGATATTATTTTGTCTGGCCCAGAGTGCGCGAGAGCCGGTGCGATTTGCCCGGTTTCCGGGTTGGTTTCGTCGAACATGAACCAACTTTGATACTTCCTGAATCTAGGGTGCTTAAAAAATTTCATTCCTGCCTCCATAGACATTTTCATTTTTCCAGATTCATACCCATGATAAGTGTGATAATTAATTCCCACTAAATCAGCAACTTCCTTTAACTTTAGACGTTCTGACTCCCGTATCAGTTTCAGTTTCTCATTTTGAGTGATTGACATTAATTTTCGGATCCTCTAAATTTTGTTCGAAATGAAACCTCAAGTAATGCCAAGACATAGTTTTAAGCGTCACTAGGCATCACAAGAGAACCACGGGAGATGTTAACAGATGTTAATCGATAGAAAAACGATGAGCTTCGCAGAGCCGGAGCCAATTACACCGCGCGAATTCTGCGCACGTACCGGCCGTAGTTATGGCTCGGTTGTGAACATGATGGATCGCAATCAGTTACCAGTTCACCGCGAGGGCCGTCCCGGTACCAAGCGACCACGCCGTTTCATCATGTGGAACGAATATTTAGAAGCAATGGCGAAAACTCGCGCCCTTTGCACTGGAGCAGAGCGGGAATGGATTGAGAATATAATTCGCAAGGACAAGCTAACAGTAACGCGAAATATCAAAGGTGGCGGCGCTCAGAATCAAGGCATTGCCGCAGCATGAACTACCACTCACAACAAGCTTGGTTGAGAGAATGAATATTGATGTTGTATGAGGTGAGGGTTAAAGCCCTCCCTCAAAATTAGATTTGCGAAAGGGTTTTATTGTTATTAATGAGGTTAAAGAAATATGACTGCTAATCAATGCCCATCGCTTGCCGCTATGTTAGTCAATGGTCAGCAAGTGACGCACTACCGTAATCAGCATGGTTGGATAGAAACGCCAGACGGACGCTACTTTCAACCGAAAGCCAGTGAAGTTCAGTTTATCAAAGGTTGTCGATTCCCATTTATAGCCAAGCCTTGCAGTAAGCCACGTTGGTGGGCGCGGTTAATGGGAATATTCGCTTAAACTATGGGGGATATATGGGGACTATTGGAATTAACCAAAATAACAGGAAATTGTCTTTTCGTGATTTTGCTGTTGAATGGCGCATAAATGCCAATATTAACCGTAATGATGCGTGTCGCCATTTTAATGCAAATCCGCAAGATGAGCAGACAGGTAACGCAAATAGAGAGGTTGTTCTCTTTTGTGCTAATAGAGTCGCGGAAATGAAAAGTATTAAGCGACCATTTAAAAATAGTGACTCAGTTCGTCGCTTTGAAAGCTTTAACGAAGATGAGCGGGAGCTAATTATAGAGTCACTTAATTTTTTAGTTAGATTAACAAAACCATTCCCTGATTATTTTTCGGTGGCTGAAAGAATAATCAATCTCTAAATAATAATTTCATTTCTTTGGCGCATTATTTTGCGCCGGGATTCCTATTATCTAAATTCAAGGTGAATACTAATGAATAACAAACCTGTAAAACTAAACGATACCCCAAATGATGTAGAGCTGGTTGCTTTATTCAGCGAGGCCCGCCGCTCTGCTCGTTTGTTCTTGCTTGAGCTTCTGGTTGAAAAATTGACTTCGTTAAGTACCGATGATTCTACAAAAGAAGATGTGATTAAAGAGTTAACCGCTTGGGCTACAGAGCGCCATCCACATATCCATCCGGTAACTATCATCATCAGCGCTGATCCATCAGGCTCTATTACTCAAGGTGGTAAATAATGAATCGTTCCCCATTAAAATGGGCCGGTTCTAAGGCCCGTATTATGCCAGCTCTGCGCCAGCACTTACCTGCCGGTAAACGATTGGTTGAACCGTTCGCGGGTTCCTGCTCAGTTATGCTAAACACCGATTATGAAGAATATCTGATAACAGACATTAATAGTGATCTGATTAACTTCTACACAATGGCAAAGCATAAAACAAATGATTTGATAAATACTGCCAGTTCATTATTCATGACTGCGAATACGTCAGAGCAATATTATATATTTCGCAATATTTTTAACTCAGGGAGTCGAGATGAGTTATCAAGGGCGGTTATTTTTCTTTATTTAAATCGACATTGCTTTAATGGTATTTGCCGTTATAACCAAAAGGGTGGGTTTAATGTCCCTTATGGCAAATACAAAGCACCTTATTTCCCCGAATCTGAGATCCGTTTCTTTGCTGAAAAAGCCAAGAAAGCCACATTTCTGTGTTGTGACTTTTCCGAAGCATTAGAAATGACATTGCCCGGTGATGTCATTTATTGCGATCCGCCTTATATCCCAACGTCTGCAACTGCCGACTTTACCAACTATCACACCGATGGTTTTACCGATGATGATCAGTTCCGCCTTGCCCGGTTGTTGGCTAGGGCCGCAGATAACGGTTGTCACATCGTTGCATCCAATAGCGACACACTCCGAACTACCGAACTTTATTCGCTTTTTGCTTTGCACTGCATCACAGCACCTCGCTCGATCAGTTGTAAATCAAATGGCCGTAAAGCAGTAGAAGAAATTATTGCGGTTATGCCGTCTCAGCTATTTACGGCTTTTGATCCTGCTGGCGGGCTAGACTCAACGGTAATCTATGAAATGCCCGCCGCCAATAATATGGCAGGTGTGAAATGAAATTATTTTCATATCCACATGGATTAGTGCCTATTGATGAACGAATTTTTGCTAGGGATGCAATCAACATTATTAGCATGTCCGGCGGTAAGTATTCGCTGGCCCAATCGCTTTTAGCTCATGAGGCCGGTGTGAATCACATCCGGGTGTTTGCTGATACGGGGCATGAGCACCCGCAAACTATGGAATATCTGGATTATCTCGAAAAGCAACTAGGTACAATTATCCGAGTTAAAGCAGACTTTGTGCGTCAGATTAATGGTAAGCGTGATTTCATAGCACGGGTGTGGCCGACTACTTTAGTCACCGAATGCGGCCTAACGCCTGATCAGGCAGCGGAACGGGTCGCCGAAGCACTTGAGGTTTTACACCCCACCGGGAACCCTTTTTTAGATCTCTGCATGTGGAAAGGCCGCTTTCCATCCACCAAAGCGCGCTTTTGTACATTCGAGCTGAAACATGCGCCAATCCGTGACCAAATTGTCATTCCCATGCTGGAAGAATATGACGAAGTAATCAGTTGGCAAGGTGTGCGTGCGCAAGAATCGCCTGATCGCGCCTTGCTGTCTGAATGGGAAACTGACGCAGATAATACACCCGGTTTAAATGTTTACCGTCCGATCCTTAACTGGACGCATGAAGAAGTCTTTGCGCTAGCTAAACATCATGGAATTAAACCCAATCCTTTGTATCAGCAAGGATGTAGCCGCGTGGGCTGTATGCCTTGCATCCATGCCAGAAAATCCGAGTTAGCGGAGATATTCAGCCGATGGCCGGAAGAAATTGCCCGCGCAGCACGTTGGGAAAAATTGGTTGCATCCTGCTCTCGTCGTGGAAACTCAACCTTTTTCCCATCTACTCAGGATCCGCGCAAATCTGAACGCCGGATTGAATGTATTTCCATTGAATCTCATGGCATTGAGACTTATCGAGACTGGGCACTAACCACACGCGGCGGTAGTCAGTTTGATTTGTTGGCATCAGCAAATGACCACGCAGTCTGTAATTCTGTTTATGCCGGTGTTTGTGAATGACTGAATATTCAAGCGACTGTATAGCACCAAGACCGCCGTTACCTTATCAGGGGGGCGGCGATTTACCCGTTGTAGCCCCTTATTGGTGGAACACTAGGCATATACCCGCCATTGGTGCGCCGGATTATTTGGTTAGAGAAAAGCAGCGAGAGGTTGAGGAACAGATAACCGCGCTGGTTAGCGCCCAAGACCTGTTATCAAAACAGCCCAAGATAGTACAACGTGCAATCCGGTACCGCCTCAATCAACTGGAGGAAACGCAAGGGATTCAGCGGGCTAATACGCACTTGGCAAAAGATTTTGTTGAACGCGAATTACCACGCCTGAATTTAGTCAATGACCAATATCAGATATCCGCTGATGCAAATGATACAGCGCCCCTTGCCCGTAGATTTAATCAGTTGTCAGATGCTGGCCGCGCTGATATCGAGCTTATGGCAAAAGATATCTCTTTGTTGCTGCGCTGGGAGTTGGGGGTGGTGAATGATGAGGTCGATGGACAGTCTGATCTAAAAATTGCTTTGGCTCTCTATGGCCGTGCCGCAGCACTTACCCACGCTTTTCGCCAGTCTGCGCCGGGCTGGGATGTTTATCAATGTGAGCGGGAGAAGTTAACCACCGATAAAATCACGTCATATCTGGCCCGGATGCTCTCTGAAAACTGGTGGACACGCCGCTTGCGCCGTCATTGCGATAGATGGAAAGAGCATTTGCATATTGTGCTGGGCAATGTCAGTAAAAAAGCCTCGCCTTATTCCAGTATTAGCGCTGTAAGTGATTGGCGAGAGCAGAAACGCCGCACCCGCGAGTTTCTTAAGTCGATGGAGCTAGAGGACGAAAAAGGAAACCGATTTTCTCTGATTGATAAATATGACGGCAGTGTTGCTAACCCTGCGATACGCCGTTGTGAATTAATGACGCGCATCCGTGGTTTTGAAAATATTTGTACTGAACTGGGCTATATCGGTGAGTTTTACACGGTAACCGCCCCCTCTCGATTCCACGCTACCAATGAGCATGGTCACCGTAATCGTAAATGGTGTGGAGCTGATCCGGCTGCTACACAGCGATACCTGCGCGGCGTGTGGAGTCGTGTAAGGGCAAAGTTACACCGTGAAGAGATCCGCGTATTTGGCATTCGTGTGGCTGAACCTCACCACGATGGCACTCCGCACTGGCATCTGTTGATATTTATGCTACCGGAAGATGTTGATCAGGTACGTAAAATATTACGGGATTATGCCTGTGAAGAGGATGCAGAAGAGCTAAACAACGACGAGGCCAGAAAAGCCCGTTTCTTTTCTGAACCCATAGATCCAGAAAAAGGCAGCGCAACGGGCTATATCGCTAAATACATTTCAAAGAATATCGACGGTTACGCGCTGGACGGTGAAACTGACGACGAAACAGACAAGCCACTTAAAGAGGTGGCTCCGGCTGTATCTGCGTGGGCCAGTCGCTGGCGTATTCGTCAGTTTCAGTTTATTGGCGGTGCGCCCGTAACCGTTTACCGTGAACTGCGCCGTATGGCTGACCATGAAACTGCTATGGGGCTAAGTGTAGAATTTGCCGCTGCCCATGATGCGGCTGATAACGGGAATTGGGCCGGGTATGTGAATGCTCAGGGCGGGCCATTTGTGCGCCGTGACGAATTAATAGCACGTACCTATTACGAGACTTCCACTGCTACCAATGAATATTTTGAAGATGTGATCCGCATCAGGGGTTTGTTCTCGCCATCCGTTGGCATCGATACACCCATTATCACCCGCACCACAGAGTGGAAGATTGTTAAGGCCCGCGCCGTTGACCTGTCCCTTGATTTTTCCGTTGACCTAAAGGGCGCGTCTGCGCCCTCTCGGAGTTCTGTCAATAACTGTACGGGGGTTCAAAAAATAGCCACTCCAAATGAGGTTATTGAGCCGCCGCCACCGCCTGAAAATATCTGTTTTGAGGCGTTAACCGTTAAAGAACGGCGGAGAATGCTTAAGCGGATACGCAGCGAATCACCAAAACCACGGAATCAGCAGAAAACTACTCGCAAGCCAACGCAGGGAGAATTGATGCTGGCCGCTGGGCTGGGTGAGAGAGAGCATAAAATTAAAGAATTTGCCGATTCGATAGGCATTGATCTGGATAACAACATATTAAAATCAATGGCCAAAGGAGCATCGGTATTAGTTGAGGGAATAACCTACCGGGCGGGTATTGATGGGGCGCTGTATCAAGTACATCGTAAAGATGTTACAGCGGAGAGTGTCATGGACAGGGTTGAGCGCCTGCGCCAGCAACAAGTGCCACAAGTTATTCGGTTGATTGGCGATCATTATCGCCAGCAGAAAGCGGCCGAGGTGGACGATTGTAGTGATCGGCCGGTATGGTTTGGGCCAGTGGCCGGGTAAGTCTGTATTGTTCGCATAAAAAAGCCCACTTACGTGGGCTTTTTTTTAATGGCCTTGAAGTAATTCCAGCGCCATTTGTTTATCTTCCGGTTTAATTAATCCCAGTAAGGTTTTAACTAACCATTTACCTGCCATAGCACTGGGGCTGATTGTGTGGGAAAACGTGAGGTTCATTACAAAGGTATGGCCACACTCAACGTTACTACAAGCACAATATAAATCGGAGATTTCAGGGTGCTTTCTTGCGCTCTTACGGATAATGGCCGGTGAACCGCAGTCTTTGCACTTAATTTTCATAACTCGCATGTTTCTGGCTCCAAAAGCGGCGAACTTCTGGAATTTTAACGTATTTCTGCTCATAAAGCACCCGGTTGTGTCTCTTCAATATCGAATTTAACGTGTAAATGTGCCGGGATCTGCGGGTCGCTGTTGATAGCGTCCATAATCATGCGTTGCACCGGAATAACCTCATCTTTTCGGTAGGTTGTCCGCGCCTTTTCCGGGTCACCCAATCCCGCGCTATTGCTGGGAATAATGCCCGCCAGCCCTGCCGGGTAGCGGTGAGCGGTCAAAATATCCTGCGCACTGATATTCTTGATATTGGCAAATTCATCTTTGGCGCTGATATCGCCAATCGGGATAAATTTAATCCCTTCCGGGTCGCCTTTCGGGATGTTCACAAACAAGGTGCTGAAATTGCCGATACCCTTGCTCTGTTCCAGACTTTTAATAATCTCGTCTTCCACTTCGGTACTGAGATTCGGGTCATTGGTGTAGATAATCCCGCCCGTATGCGCCCCGTTGTGATAGTAGCGGCGGCGAAAAATGGTGGCCTCGGAGTTGAGCAAGGCGGCAGGCCATAAACCTGCTGCTGCGGGTCATACTGTTTAAGGTAAATAACCTCCTCCTGGTTAAAAACCAGCGGTTCCCCTTTCTGCAAAATTACAATGCTGTCATCTTTACGCACCCGCAAATATAGCGAGGGCAGCGGGGCCAGTGCCACCACTTCACCCCAGCCGTTCCGCACCTTGGCAATGGCCACATCACCAAAGGTCAGATAATCGAACACCCCGGCTTTCAATTCCTCATGGCTCAGACCGCCGGACACATAATCAGCAGCCACCATATTGCGCCGGGCATAGAGAACGCCGCCATGCTGGCCATTAAGATTAACCAGTTGGGCAAGGGCCAGCCGGTCAATGGGTTGGCTGTAGTGGTCAAAATCATTGTCATACCAGATTTCCTGATAATCAGTGCCGGTGGTTAAAACTGGTTCGGGCTTGCCCAAACTGATAATGCTCATTTTGCTGTTGCTGTTGCTGTTGCTGTTGCTGTTGCTGTTGCTGTGGGTCACTGGGGCGCGGCGATCCTGTTTTTTCTTCTTCATGCGGCTTTGCTCGTCTTCCATGTGGATTTACGTTTATGCTCAAAGTTGAGCGGTTCGTTATCTATTGCGTGGGATATAGCCCAAAACACATCGGCGTGGCCGGTTTCTTTGGTACGGTCTGCAACAAAGGTCATGCCGCCGCCTTTGGCGGTACTGGTGCGACGAATGGCCAGAAATGACGCGGGGATCTCTTTGGCTTCGGCGTCCCATTCAAGGCGCTGGCTTTCAATCACATCCACCATTTTCATGACCAGCCGGTTCTTACTTTCCAGCCCGTAGTGGATGGCCACCGCTTGGCGCATGGCAAAGTTCTGTACCAGCTCAAATACGCCGTTGCCGATCCCGGTAATATCCACGCCGATGTAGGTCATGTTGTAGCGCTGAAACAGTTCTTTTATCTGGTTGGCCTGATAGTTAAAGTTCATCCCCTGCCAGTAGAACGTGGCCAGCACCCGAAAGCGCTCCCCCTCAAACTGCGGCGGGGCAATAATGACAAAGGTTGAGGTGTCACCGCTGCGGGCCGGGTCAAAGCCGCCCCACACCTCGCGGTTACCGAACGGTCGTGGTGCACTGAAATCATGGTCTTGCCACATCTCAATATCGACGCCGCATTTTTCCAGCATATGGAACTTAAATACGCTGTCGCCGCTGTCCACAAACACACACATATAGAGCATGTTAAAGGTGTCGCGGTTGTACTTATTGCGCAGGCGTTCGATATTGGCCAGATTGAAACCGCCGTCTATCGCGTCCTCTAACGTAATGACATAGCGCCACTGGCCATCCGGGCAGAGCCGCCCGCCGTCGCGGTATTCGTCGAATTCAGGGAACGTGATTTTGCTGCGCTGTTTGTCGCCTTGCTTCCACTCGTCACCCGTCCAGAACGGATAACCCTGATGGGTCTTGGCGCTGGGTGTGGAGAAATAGGTGGTACGCCATTTATCATGGGTGGCCATGGCGCTGGCCACTTCATTTAATTTGGCAAAATTCGGTACCCACAAATATTCATCGCAATACAGGTGGCCGCTGTAGGATTGGGCTGTGTTCTTGTTGGTAGACAGGAAACGCAACTCCGCGCCGTTACTGAGGCGTATTGGGTTACCGGTCAGTGTCACCCCAAAAAACTGCTGCGCGATATTGACGATATACGAGCGGAATACTTCGGCCTGCGCACGGGAAGCAGACAGGAATATTTGTGGGTCGCCGCTGATAATCGCGTCTTCCAGTGCTTCAAAGGCGAAATACCACGTTGCCCCAATCTGGCGGCTTTTCAGGATATTGCGGATAGCGTGGTGTTTATTGGCCCGCAGGTATTGCTGATAGAAAAACAGCGTTTCCCCGGCAAACAGTTCCAACTCTTCCTGTTGAATGCCTGAAATATCATTTTTGCGGTATTTGCGTTTGCCACCGCCATTCTCATCACGCGCGGCAGCTTCTTCACCGCTGGCATAACTGCCTTGTGTCTGTGCTTTAATCGCCGCTAGTTTTTCAGCGTGTTTACTTTTCTGTGCCATTAATTTGCAGTGCTGGGCAATTAAGCTGTCTACCTCTTTTAATTCCAGCTCGTTTTTATTATCGCGATTGGCCAGTACCAATATGCGGCGATTGATTGCCTCCTCAATACTTTCATGACTGAGCATATCAGCCCAATGCCATTTTTGTGCCCAATAGTAAATGATCCGCGCATTCGGCAGATTTAATTCGTTGGCGATTTCTTTCGGTGTCCACCGTTGTAAATAAAGTGAACGCGCCACACCGATAATAGTTTGTGAGTGTTTAGCCATGAATATCATTATGCGGGGTTTATTTCGGATAAACGTTATTAATAAATCGGTTGTATTCGGCTAAAGGGTTATATCCGAATTGAACCGAAATAGGGTGGGTGCATCGATTAAAATAATCCGCAATACTGCAATCACTGAATTAAAACCACTAATAACGAGATTGTATTTTATGTCCGGCTCTCAACTCATGACTAACTGGATACGTATTGCGTCTGAGGGTGAAACCGTAGACGGACGCCATATGGAACGCCAGTGGCTAATTGATTGCGCCGAAACTTATAACCCTGAACTGTATGCCGCCTTGATTTGGCCTGAGCATGAGAACTGGGGTTATAACTTGGGCGAAGTCTTGGCGCTAAAAGCGGAAGACGTGGAAGGCGTTATGGTGCTGTTTGCCCGCTTGTGCCCCTCCACCCATCTGTTACAGGCCAATCGGGATGGCCAATTGTTATTTTGTTCGGTTGAACTGACCCCTAGCCGTAATTTCAGGGGAACGGGTAAGTGTTACCTGGAGGGGCTGGGCGTCACCAATACCCCGGCGAGTGTCGGCACTGAGCGACTGCGCTTTAGTAGTGAGCGAGGTCATAAATTATTTGGGGCGCTGGAGCCACTGGTATTTAACGAAGTAAAGAAAATGGGTAAGGGAAAAACAATGGCAGTTAATAAAGCAGCAAATAAAAATAAATCATGGAAAAGTATTTTTGGTATCAAAAACTTTGCTGAAGATACATCGGAAGTCATTCCAGACGAAGATAATAAAATGCAGGTGTTAGCCGAAGCGTTAGCACTTTTGGAAGCCCGTGTTGATGCACTTGAAACAAAAACCGAAGAAACCGATACCGCTGTAGAAGAAGTGGTGGCCGATGTTGAAACGGTAAAAGAAGTGGTGGATACCGAAGAGTTTGCCACCCTGCGCGATAACTTGCCGGGCATTATTAAGAACTTTGGCAAACTGGAAAATAAAGTCACTAAATTGCCGAATAAGTTTTCTAAAGGTGATGGGAAAAAACCGTTTAAATTCCTGTAAGGCTTAATAGCCAACGTATTGGCTGTTAATTATTAATTTCATCTTTTATATAACAGAGAAAATCTATGAATTTAAATCCACGGGCGCGAGCGCTATTAGACCTATATAGCGCCGGTCTGGCATCAGAATACGGAGTCAGTGATGTAGGGCGTTATTTCTCGCTGACTGACCCGAAAGAAACTGCATTGCGGGCCGCATTGCTGGAATCGGTCGAATTCCTGTCCATGATCACCTGTGCCGATGTTGACCAGTTATCTGGCCAAGTGGTTTCAGTGGGTAATTCCGGCATCTTTACCGGGCGTAAAGAGGGTGGCCGCTTCATCCGTAAAACCGGTGTTGACGGTAACAAATATGAACTGGTTGAAACCGATTCCGGCGCAGCCTTGCCGTGGGATCTGCTGTCCATTTGGGCGAATGCGGGCGGTGAAAACGAATTTTTCCAGTTAATGCAGACCTTTACCAACAACTCGTTTGCGCTGGATATGCTGCGTATCGGTTTTAACGGCACGTCTGTGGCCAAAACCACTAACCCCGAAGCTAATCCCAGCGGCGAAGATGTCAATATCGGCTGGCAACAGCGCATGAAAGAGTACAAAGACGGGATCCAGGTCATTGATGATGCAATCACGCTGGGCGAAGGCGGCGATTTTATCTCTCTGGACGCGATGGCCGCTGATTTGATTAACAGCAAAATCCCGGCACAGCACCGCAGTGATCCACGTTTGGTGGTACTGGTGGGGGCCGATTTGGTGGCAGCAGAGCAATACCGTTTGTACAACAAAGCCGATCGCCCGACTGAGAAAATCGCCGCACAGATGCTGTCCAGCACCATTGCAGGCCGTCCGGGTGTGATCCCACCGTTTATGCCGGGTAAACGTATGGTGGTTACGCCACTGTCCAACCTGCATATCTATACCCAACGCAATACTCGCCAGCGTAAAGCGGAGTTTGTTGATGACCGTAAGCAGTACGAAAATAAGTACCTGCGTAACGAGGGCTATGCCGTCGAAGAGCCAGAGCTGTACGCCTCTTATGACGAATCAGCGGTAACCATCGGCAAGGTGCCGGAACTGGCAGACCCGAAAGCCGGGGAATAAGGGGTAATCATGGCGTTATCACCTGCACAGCGGCACACGGCCAGAATTCAGGCTGAACGTAAGCTGGATAATCATGAGGCACTGGCCGGTGTGGCCAGTATGCACCTGCAAAAGATGGCTATCGAGAAAGATGCCCAACGGTTGCACGGGCTGACTCTGGCTGAAAAAGTGCAGTTGAAACGCCGGGAACTGCTGCCCCGCTGGTTACCCAGTGTTGAAGCGTATTTGGCGGCAGGCGAGGTCTACAGCAATCCGGTATTCACCTACTGCATTGCATGGCTGTTTGATGTCGGGGACTTTGATCTGGCGCTGGACTGGGCAGACATTGCGATAGAACAGCGGCAGATAACGCCATTTGGCAAGCGGCGCAGCATTGCCCATTTTGTGGCTGATAGCATGTTGGCGTGGTCTGAGGCCAGCGCGGAACAGGGCCAGAGTATTGAGCCGTATTTCTCGCGGGTATTTGAGAAGGTGCGGGATAACTGGCGTATTCCAGAACAGGCCAGTGCCAAGTGGTTCAAGTTTGCCGGGTTGATGCTACTGCGTAATGACAAAGGCGAGCCGTTGCCCAGTGCCATAGAGGATGTGGCCACGTTGCAACAGGCTGATGCGCTACTGGCGCAGGCTAATACCTTCCATCCGGGGTGTGGCGTTAAAACCCATCGGCAACGGATTGCCGCCCGATTACGGATGCTAGACAAAGAATAATAACGACTACCGAGAGCCAAAGCGGGCGCGGTGGAGGCTGCAACATTCGTTCGCAGGCCGTGGAAACCGGTCTGCCCGCTTTTTTCGGGAGCTGTATGTTTAACGGAAAAGAAATTGATTATCAGGATGTTGAGCTGACCAATGACGGGTTTTGGCCAGACCTCAATCTGAGCGAGTTCCAGCGTAACCGCAGTATTCCGGCTGATATTGATGCCGATACGCAAGCGGATGCCTTGCTGGCCAGTGTGGCCGAAGTGAATTTAGACCTGCGTCAGTTAGCAGCGGGTTATGTGGCCAAGGGATACCAACAGGCTATAGAGGTGCCGGGCGTGGCGATGAACGGGCAAACGGCACTGATTAGCCAGTATAAAAAGGCCGTCTTTGCCCGCGCTAAAGCCGATTTACTGGGGGAGTATTCGACGCAGTTTAGCCGGGTACCCAATGCCGGGCAGGAAAACCCTGAAACCCGCAGCCGCTTGCTGGCAGAGGCCAGTACAGTCCTGCGCAATATGAAAGGTGTGGGCCGCTGCACCGTGAGGCAGATATGAGCAAATTACAGTCATTAACCGCCTTTGTGCAGGGCAATTTACCGCAGCGGCTGCGCAAGCTGGAATTTAACAGTGATATGGACGAATTGCGCTTTGTTCCGGCGCAACGGGATTTAGGGCTGGATCAGTATCAACTGGCGTTAATGCAGTTTGATGCGGTGCTGAGTTGGGGCCGCTTTCCGTATCGCGACTATGACCCGCGCAACCTGTGCGCTTTGTTGCTGGTCTGGATGATTGAGAATGCACCAGACCACGGGCCGGAGCCAGAGTTGCCGAGTATTGATATCGATGTGATCGACGATAAAACAGCCATGGTGGTGGTGTCGATGGGACTCACGGAATCACTGAGCATTAAGAAAGACGAGGCCGGGGATATTCCCTTTCAGGGCGCTAAATGGCGGCTAACTGATCCGGAGTTATGGCTGGCCACGGAGGGCGCGATATTTGGCGCTGATACCAGCGGCGCGCCACTGGGTGAAAGCTGATGATTATCAACGGTGAACTGAGTAAAAAGCAGTTAACCGAGTTGCAACAGGCACTTAAACGGCTGGAGTTACCGCCCCAAAAACGCCAGCGGCTGTTATGGCGGCTGGCCAAGTACGGGGTGATTGTCGCCGCCAAGCGCAATGTGCGTAACCAGCAATCACCGGACGGCACTCCGTGGCAGGGACGGCAGACCAACCAGCGCGGCAAGATGCTGCGCAACATGCCGAAATTGCTGCATATCCGTGAAATGCCGGAGATTAGCGCAGTCAGACTGTATTTGCAGGGCGGTGGTTACCGCAACGGCGAAAAGCCGGTACCGGCGGGCGTGGTGGGGTACGGCCAGCAAAACGGGATGCATGTGACCATTAACCGCAGTGCAGTGGCTAAATCGGTACCCCCGGAGCGGCCAGCCACTGTCAAACAGGCCAAAAAACTGCGGGCCTTGGGTTACCGGGTAAAACAGGGTAAGCGCTGGCGGTGAACACGCAGACGGATTTTGATGTGTTGCTGGGGCCGGATGCCAGCGCGGTAAAAAACTGCACCAAAGCCGCGATGCTCAATGCCGGTCAGAACTGGAACGGCTTTGTGCATGTACTGGCGCAACCGGCCAAAAATGAAGAGCTTAACCCGCAGGTGTGGGTGGAGGCTGTCAAAGCGGCCCAACAGGTGGCCAGTGTTGAGGGCGTGGTGGTGGTGCCCACGGATAAAGCCACCATCACCGCCGCCGCCAGTCTGCGGGCTGAATTGCTGGCCAAGTTTGGCCGCTGGGTGTGGTTTGTGCTGGCCGTTGATGGCCCGCAGACCGAAGAGGGCTGGCCGGAGTATTTAGCCCGTCTGGCCGCATTACAACAGGGCGTTGCGGCTTCCTCAGTGCAACTGGTGCCACGGTTGTGGGGCAATGAGCCGGGCGTGTTGGCGGGGCGTTTGTGTAACCGCGCGGTGACCATTGCAGACAGTCCGGCCCGTGTCGCCACCGGCCCGCTACTGGACATGGGCAGTGATGTGCAGCCAGTGGATGGCCAAGGTGTGGCACTGGATTTGGCCACCTTGCAGGCGCTGGAAACCCTGCGCTACAGCGTCCCGATGTGGTACCCGGACTATGACGGCATGTATTGGTCAGATGGCCGCACGCTGGATGTGGAGGGCGGGGATTATCAGGTGATTGAATATCTGCGCATTGTCGATAAAGCGGCCCGCCGTATTCGCTTGCAGGCGATTGCCAAGATTGCAGACCGTTCACTGAACAGTACCCCCGGCAGCATTGCCGCGCACAAAACCTACTTTTCCAAGGTGTTGCGCGAAATGGCCCGCAGTACACAGATTAACGGGATCACCTTCCCCGGTGAGGTAAAGCCACCGAAAGAGGGTGATGTGGTGATTACGTGGCGCACCGCCACCAAAGTGGAGATTTATATTGTGGTTCGCCCGTATGAATGCCCGAAAGGTATCACGGTGAGTCTGATGCTGGATACCACACTGGAGAATAGCCAATGAGTACCCGTATTTCTGGTCAGTCGGTTGATGTGAATATGGACGGTGACCTGCTCCATGTGGAAAAAATCGGGCTGACCATTACCGATAACAGCGGCCCGGCACAAACCAACGGTGTGCCGGATGGGGATGTAAAAGGCGATGTCGGCGGCGAGGGTGATATTGAAGTCAGTACCAAAGTGCTACAACAGTTGACCGCCAAAGCCTCGCGCGCCGGTTCGTGGCGCGGTATCCCGGCGTTTGACATCTTGTTCTATGCCAAGGCCGGGGATGAAGAGTTAAAAGTGGAAGTGTTCGGGGTGAAATTGAAGTTTGATTCCGCGCTGGATGTTGATCCGAAAGGTGGGGCGGTACTGACCCACAAAATTAAGTATTTCATTACCAGCCCGGATTTTGTGCGCATTAACGGCATTCCGTATCTGGAAGAAGACGCCACGCGCAACTTGATAGGCTAGGGGGCAAGGATGCAGGAACATGAAAAAGCCATTATTTCATTGGGGGTTATCGGTGCCTTACTGGCTTTAGGCAAGATTCTGGCCAGTGATGAACCGATCACTGTACGGCGATTTATAGGCCGGATCATCTTGGGTTCGGGGGCCAGCATGGCCGCAGCGGCAGCACTGGTCTGGGTGCCGGGATTGCCTCCGCTGGCCATCAACGGCTTAGGGGCAGCAATCGGGATTGCAGGATATCAGGCGCTTGAGCTGTGGTTGCGCCGCAGGGCTGGCAGTTTGTTAAAGGGAAAGAAACCATGACGTTAAGTGAAAAACAGCAGCTATTTACCCAACTGATTGCGCAGTTGATTAGTTGGGCAGGGGAACGGGGCTACCGTCTGACCTTTGGCGAAGCCTACCGCACCCCGGAGCAAGCCAAACTGAATGCCAAAGCGGGAACCGGTATCAGTAACAGTCTGCACACCTCGCGGCTGGCAGTGGATTTTAATCTGTTTATCAATGGGGTGTACCAGACTAAAAGCGAGGCGTTTTTGCCGTTGGGTGAGTATTGGGAGTCGTTGGGCGGGACATGGGGCGGGCGCTTCAAATCCAACCCTGATGGTAACCACTTTAGCCTTGAGCATAACGGGGTTCGCTGATGGCCAAGATTTTGGCGCTGATAGTGGCGGCATTTGTCGCCGGGTGGTATCTCAATGATTTGCAGCATGACCGCCTTGAACTGAGTATTACCCGTGCCGCCAACCAAGCGGCAGAACAGGGCAGGACAATTTCGGAGGACATAGCCAGTGATTCAGCCCGGCAACTGGAGGATAAGCTGGAAGCGTTGCGCCAGCAGGGTGATAAATACCAGCCGGTTATTCACACGGAAATTATTAAGCCGGTGTTTACTAACGTGTGTGCTACTGATGAATATGTCCGGTTGTTCAACGAAAGCAGTGATGCCGCCGAACGTACCTTATCAGGAAAATCTGTTAACTAAGTGCGACACCGTATTACCCCGATTAACCGGCACTACCGGTAATGATTTTGATAACGCCTTACGCGCCTATCGTAGCATCTATATCTTGTGCGCGGCGCGACACAATCAATTAATTAATGAAATGACTTTACGACAAGGAAATAAATAACATGGCTGACAAAAGCAAGATTGTATTAGTAGTGGGTGGCGTTGAACTTATTTTCGAACCGAACACCACCGCCTATAACGGTTTTATTAATGAAGTGGGTATGGAAAATAAAATTGCCCCGGCATTTAAATACCTGCGCCGTATTATCAGTAAAGAAACCAAAGAAGCTCTGGACGAGATTTTAAAAGCACCGGGTGCGGCGCTGCAATTAATTGAAAAGGTCAATAAGGTTTACGCGCCTGAACTGGAAATCGAAGTAAAAAACTAACCCAACGGTTACGGGCCATTGATAATAATGATATTGAACAATTTCTTATTCTGCGCCGTCATTATCTGCCGCATGAAAATGACGATATAGAAAGTTTAGCCCGTGCCGTTTGGTTGGATAACCGTTATTGGGATAACACCCGTATTTCTATTGCCAATGGGATTGGCTTGGCATTTAAAGGCGATTAATGAAACACCTCGATTTTACCCTAAGCATGATTGATAAAATCACGCGCCCGTTAAAGCAGGTGCAATCCTCGGTGAAAGGGTTCGCGGATTCATCGCAGGCCGCTTTCGGTAAAATCTTGGTGGGTGGCGCGGCTTTATTCGGTGTAGTACAGGGACTCAAGGGCGCACTGGGGCCAGCGGCTGATTTTGCCGGGGCGCTTAATGAAGCCAGCGCTAAGGGGGTGAGTGATAGCGCCTTACAGAAGATGAGCACTGACGCACTGAAATTCAGTATGCAGTATGGGCGCAGCGCGGTGGATGTGGTGCGCTCCAGTGCCGATGTGCGCAGTGCTATTGGTACGCTGTCTGACCGTGATTTGCCCCGTTTCACCCTGGCTACCAATGTGTTGGCCGCAGGGATGAAAACCACCGGCAGCGAAGCCGCCGCCTACATGGGGCAAATGTATAACCAGTTTGACAGCTATGCAGACCGCATAGGCAAAGTGAAGTTTGCCGAAGAGGTGGCCGGTAAAACGGCGTATATGGCGCAGGCATTTGGCGTCAATATGCAGACCATGGCTGACTTAATGGAGGGTTCCAAAGGGGTTGGCGCTAACTATGGCGTGGGCATGGATGAGCAATTCGCTGTGTTGGGCCAGTTACAAAAAACCTTGGGAACCGAAGCCAGCGGCAGCTATGAAACCTACATGAAAGGGGCCGCTGCCGGGGCCAAAATGCTGGGGCTAAGTTTTGTGAATGCCTCCGGCCAGATGCTGACCATGCCGGAAATGCTGGAGAAATTGCAGGGGCGTTACGGGAAAACCATAGAGGGCAATTTAAAAGCGCAGGCCGAGCTGGATAAAGCCTTTGGGGATGGGGCGAACGTCATTAAACAGTTTTACGGCAATGTCGATTTGCTGAAACGCAATATCGGTGAGTTGGGCAGTAATGACGGCATGAAACGGGCCGGTGAGATGGCCAAGAAAATGGCTGATCCGTGGGAACGGCTGATGGCTATCTGGACAGGGATGCGGGTCATTTTGGGCTTAACCCTGTTACCGGTGCTGTATCCCATAATGAACCGGGTATCGGCTATCGGGGAGAAGTTCGCCCGCTGGATGCAGCTATTCCCCAATATCGCCCGGCTGATCGGTTATGCCATGCTGGCGCTGCTGAGTTTTGCCGCTGCCGGTGCCATCGCCAATATGGTGATGGGGATCAGCATGTTTATCTGGATGGGGTTAAAACTGCTGTGGGGTGCATTGTGTGCCGTGACCCAAATCCACACTGCCGCCATCTGGTTGTATAACAAAGCGATTATTGCCGCCAATGCCACCATGCGTATTATGCGCGGTGTCTTACTGGCGCTACGCATCGCGGCCATCTCGGCGGGGATCTCCTTTAGCTTCCTGACATGGCCAGTATTGTTGGTGATTGTGGCCATTGCCGCACTGGCAGCGGGTATCTACTACCTGATTAAGTACTGGGATGAGATTAAAGCCGCCATTGCAGATACGGCCGCATTCCAGTGGTTGTCTGAGGTGGTGACCTCTGTTGGAGAGGTGTTCAGTGGGGTATGGCAGCGCATTGTGTCTGGCTGGCAATGGCTGGTATCGGCTATCACCGGTTTATCACCGCTGGCCGGGTTCAGTGCCATGGCTGACAGCATCGGTAATGTGTTCAGCGGGTTGTGGGACTGGCTGAAAAGTACTTTTGCCGAAACCTATAACTGGATCATTGATAAGCTGAACTATATTCCCGGTGTCAGTATTGAGGCGAAAAGTATTGTTGCCCCGGAAGGTAACCCGATGAATTCAGCCAATGGTTTATTAACCGGTGGCCAGATGCGCAATATTGATAAGGGTGGGATTAATAAAGAAATCAGTAATAGCTCTAAATCCGTCACTGACAACAGCAAACGAATTGAAAACGTGAATATTACTATGCCGGGTGGCATGACGCCGAGCGATTTAATGGAATGGCAGGAATTAAATTAATGACGGAATTAATGTATATCGACCTGCTGATAAAAGACGGTGACTTTGTATTAAATACCGGTAATGAGCCAACACTGTGTAATAACCGCATTAGCATTGGCCAAGACTGTATTCACGCCATTATTGAAAGTGGCCTCACCACCCGATTAATTGCGGAACGCAGCCCGACATTACGCGCCGATGTGATCACCCAGTTGATTATTTTAATTGAAGATGATGTACGCATTATTCCCGGCACGGTGGTGATTAATGAAGAAACCGCCACACGCTTATGGGTAACGGCTGATACCTACGATTTCGGCCCTATTACGGTAAGTGCGGATTATGAATAATAAACCTGAAATAGATTACGAACAGGTATTAAAAGACAGTGGGATGCCGACTACGGAAACAGACATTCGGCAAAAGTTTGATGAACTGGTGGCAGAAGAGGGGTTAATCACCAATACCTCTGATATGTCTCCGTTCTGGCGGCTGATAAAAACTATTGTCACTCGCCCGGTGCTATGGCTCAACGAAGTATTAATCAATACCGTGCTGGCCAATATGTATCTGGCCACATCCAGCGGCACATTTTTAGAGGTGTTTGGCTGGGGCGTGAATGCCAGCCGTAAACCGGCCACCGCTGCGCAGGGGATGATCCGCTTCTACAAAACCGATATTCAGCAGGATGTGGTTATTCCGGCCGGAACGCATATTCAGACTGAACGCATTAACGGCAAGATTTACGGCGTGGTGGTCAGTGTTGAAACCATGATAGCTGCCGGTGCTGCCAGTGGGTTGGTGCCGGTGAAAGCGGCTGAGGTGGGCGGGGCGTTTAATCTGGCCCCCGGTTACTACCGTATCTTGCCGCAGGCGGTACCGGGCATTGAACGCGCCCAAAGCGAGGGCGATTGGTTAACGGTGCCGGGGGCTGATAAAGAGTCAGATGATGATTTTCGGGACAGGTGCCGCAACCAATTTAACTTGGTGGGCAACTATCACACCGATGCCGTGTACCGCAGCATGATAGCCGGGGTGGTGGGGTTATCCATTGACCGGATTTATTTTCTGCACGATGCCCCACGGGGGCCGGGTACCGCCAACGCCTACTTACTGTTAGACAGCGGCGAGATATCCCAGCCGTTTATTGATGCGGTTAATGACCACATCACCAATCAGGGCCACCACGGGCATGGTGATGATATGCAATGTATGCCACTGCCGGAAAGCCAGCATGATTTGCGCGTGACGCTGTATATCAGCAACAAACAAAACTTAACCGCTGATGAGTTGGCCGGGCTGGAAAGCGGTTGTGAAAACCTGATCCGCTGCGCCTTTCGCCAGAACAGTACCTACAAGGTACTTAAAACGTGGCCCTATTCCCGTTTCTCATTTTCCAATCTGGGGCGGGAGCTGCACAAGACGTTTCCGCTGATTGAGTCATTGAGTTTTTCACTGACAGACATTGTGAGTGAGCTTAGTGTGCCGCGCCTGAACAGTTTAACGGTGGTGATTGAAAATGCCTGATTTCATTACCCGCTTAAAAAGCCTGCGCCTGCCGTCATGGATGGATAAAGGCGAAGCGAACAAGTTATTGCAGGTGTGCCGCGCATGGTGGGAGTGGGTGCATAGCTGGCTGAACTGGCCGCTTAATCAGTTGGATGCCGCTACCTGTGCGGTGCCGTTGTTGAATGTGCTGGCCTATCAACGCGATATCAGCCGCTTTAATGGCGAGCCGTTGAGCCTGTACCGTAAGCGGGTGCAATACGCCTTTATTAACGCCGCTGATGCCGGTTCAGTGGCGGGATTTATCGCCATCTTTGAACGCCTTGGCATTGGGTATGTGGAATTGCTGGAGCGCCAGCCAGACATTGATTGGGATGTGATTCTGGTGCGCGTCAGTGATAGCCAGATAGCCAGTAACAGCGATTTGCTGATGCAGATTATTCGCCAGTACGGCAAAACCTGCCGCCGTTATCGTTTTGAAGTGATCACCTATTCCGGGCTGCGTATTCGCGCCGGTTGGGTGGGCCATGAGTATGTGACTTATTGCGCCCGCAGTGACGTGGCCAACGGTAACACCACAGTAGCCACCACCTTTAGCGCCTCATTAACAGGGAAGAAATGATGTCTCAATCAATTATCACCACTGCTTTTGAGCAGTGGAAAGCGCAGGAAGCCGCAGGCGGTAACACCGTGGTGGTGGATGAATTTGTATTGGCTTTGGTGCCGGGACTGGATCCGAATGCCCCGATTGACCGCAGCGAGGGTTTACCGCCTGCCGGGCAGATTGTTCACCGTCAGGCCGTTAATAAAACCGGTGTGGTTAATCAGAATGCGGTGGTGTACTCCATCACGTTGGGTACCGAAATCGGCGATTTTGATTTTAACTGGATTGGTCTGGTGAATAAGACCAGCGGCACGGTGGCTATGATTGTTCATGCCCCGACCCAACGCAAGATTGCTAACGCCAATGGCCAGCAGGGCAATGCCTTAACCCGCAGTTTCCTGATGGAGTATGACGGTGCCGCCAGTGAAACGGGGATCACCGTCCCGGCAGAAACGTGGCAGATTGATTTTACCGCCCGCCTGACCGGTATTGATGAAATGCAGCGCCTGATTAACCTTGACCACTACGGCCCCGGCGCATTTTTCGCTGATGGTTTTTTGGTGGCCAAGACCGGCCAGCAATATTACGTGACGGCAGGCAGCGCTTATGTGGGCGGGTTACGTGCCGTGCTGGCGGCTAACAAGAATATTACGGTGTCGGCCAAGCCGGTGAAAGTGTGGGCAGACGTGAGTTTACAGGGCAATGTGGTCAGTCAGTGGGAAAGCGTGGTCACATTGCGCTTGGCGGCAACGCTGGCAGATTATCGGGACAATGCCGGGTTTATGCACCGGGTGTTTGCAGTGGCCAGCATTGATGCGGCGGGCAATATTACTGACCTGCGCCCGCAAGGTTCGCTGACCGAACAAGAAACCAGCGACGCCTTAGCGCAGCATGAAAAATCCCGTAATCACCCAGACGGTACGCTAACGGAAAAAGGTTTTGTTCAGATGAGCAGCGCCACCGATAGCGACAGCGAAACGCTGGCCGCAACATCAAAAGCGGCCAAAATAGCGATGGATAATGGCAACGCGCGGTTAGCCAAAGAGCGGAACGGCGCGGATATTCCCAACGCGGCATTATTCCGCCAAAACCTTGCATTGAAAGGCGCGGCGCTGGTTGATATCGGTAAAACGGCCGGTACTGCGGCAGCGGGTGACGATAGCCGGATAGTGGACGCCATCAGTATTAAAAACACCAATATTCAGTTACCCGGCAACCTTGGTGTAAGGAATCTTGAAGTCCACCCGATGCCGAACAGTGCTGAGGGGGGTGAGATAAATCTTTATGATAAGGACAATAAACAAGCCGCATATATTGACATCGATTCAGACGGTAATTTCCGTGTAGTTACTGATGGTGTAGGCGCGACTCTTACCGTCAATAGAACTACTGGCAATATAGTCATTCCTAAAACGCTTACGGCTGTGGGGATTTTAAAAGGCTCTGGAATTATAGCGGAAGGTACTGTGTATGCTGGCAACGCCGCTGCATGGTTAGCTGCTGACGGTAATATCTACGGCCCGGTATGGGGGGGTACTTATCGACTTACCTGTCAAACAGAGGGGTAAGGGCGTGGGCGGCGGTGCAAGGGAACGGAACAATAATCAGCTCGTTTGGTTTTGCCGCCATAAATCGTACCAACGTGGGCGGCTATAACTTCACAATGTCAACGTCAAACGGCGCATATGCCGTCACAGTTGGGATTAACGGCGGTTCACAAAACGGCGCGATAAGTGCTCACTCCGCGAATATTTGGAATAGAACGCCTAATTCATTCAGCATCCAGAATGCCAATGATGGTGGAACAAGTTACGACTGGAGAGATTGGCCGGAGTTTTATGTCATCGTTGTTGGCCCATAAGGAATAAAAGATGGAACAATTTATTAATAATGAGCTGTCAGATAACGGCGATTACGAAAATATCTATGTAGTGGTATTTGAAAACGAAAGCGGGCGCGGAATGACTGTGGTCAATTTTGCTGCGCAAAAGTATTTAGATGCATTTATGCATGATGGGCCTTGGCTGAAAATCTTGCGCGAAGACCTCCCAGACCAAAGATATATTGAGGCTTGGCAGTTCAATACAGCAAAAGATGCCATCGTGGTAAACCCAGCCTGGTTACAAGAGATGCAGGTAGCCGAAGCAGAAAGAGAACGGGATCATAGAATTTGGTCAGTTCAGGATGAACTGACCGCGCTACAAACTGACCTGATGCTCGGCATTATTGATGATGAAAGTACTGAGCGTTTAACCAAACTGAAAAAATACGTTATTGCCCTCAAGCAATTGGCTGTATCGACTGCGCCAGATATTAGCTGGCCGGAGCTGCCTGATGTGGCGTAAAGCAACATTATCTATCCCCGGTAATATGACCGCAGTCAATTGTGCCATGCTGCCGGTACATCCGTGGGTTTATGGCGTGGGCCGTAGCGAGGAATCGGGCAGTTATCTGAGTCCGCAGAATGCCGTGAATTATCTGGCGGGGAAACTGGCCGCTAGCGGTGGCCAGCAGCGCGTGGTGGTGTTTATGGTGTGCGCCACTGATCACCCCGGCTTTATGCAGACGTTGACACAATTCTCTGCGGTACTGCCGTTGCCGGTATTTTCACAGGTAGCCCGCATGGCCAATACAGCGGCCACACTGGCCACCACCAAAATGCAGTTACCGGCCAACGCCGGAAATGGCTTACCGCTGCCGCAGCCGTTATCCACCGCAACCAGTCGTATGGCCATGAATGCGCAGCGTGTCGCACAGGCCAAAGATGCTGCCGGGGCGGGGGCCAATCTGGTGGGGCTTGCGTCGGCATTATCCGGTTTTGCCAGCGCCAAAGCGGCGGCACTGGCCAGCATGGAAAGTGCGTTAAATGGCTTACTGGCAGGCAGTGCTCAGGCGTGGGTATTTACCGCCAACGGCAGCGCGGCCACGGTAGCCAGTGAAATGAAAAAGAATGTCCCGCAGCAGGATGCTGTTTTTACTCTGGCCGCCTTGTTTGCCGGAGAGGATTTAACCACGCTGGAGGCGATGATAGATGACACAGATAGTCATGCTGGCACTGGACGGTGAAGCCATCCCGTTAAAGGGGCTGACCGTGACACCTACTATGCAATTTCAGGAAAAAGACCAATCCGGCCAAACATCCAGCACCGCCACGGCAGAGCAGGGTATTAAGGCCAAAGAGCTGCGGATATCCGGGATGGTGCCATTCAGCACCCCGGAGGTGTTAACCCGACTGTTTGCACTGGCTGAATCCAAAGACGCTGGCGGCGCACTGAAAAAATACCGGGTGGCCAATCAAGTGGCGCAGGCGATTAATTTTCGGCTGGCCACCTTTACAGGCGCGATTGATGCGCCGAAACAGGATGGGAAAATGGCGTGGCTGGTGACCTTCACCCTCAAAGAATTTTTGAGCGTGTCAGAGAAACGCGAGGCCCGCGCCGGGGGCAAAACCGCCGCGTAAAAACAGACAGCAGGCGGGGCCGGTGGCGGTGATGCGGGCGAGGATGCCGAGCAGTTAAGCTGGTTTGAGCGCAAGGTGTTGAAACCGGTCAATGATGCACTGGGGACAGCCTCATGAAACCGATCCGCAGGCTGATGCTGTCCGGCGATGCGGTGCCGTTGGTTGATGCCAATCTGGTGCTGGAGTTGAACGCCTGCGGGCGTGGCTTTATTACCGCTGAAACCAGTACCGATTACACCGGTAAACTGGTGCGGCTGGATGCCGGTTACCCTGAATTAGTATTGCGCTGGTTTACCGGTTATGTGGAACGCTCGCAACCGGCAGAGAACGGCGCACAGCGGTTATTTGTGCGGGAGTTAACCGGCATTTTTGAGCGCCTGTGGCCGGTATCGATGCAACACCCGACGCTGCGCCAGTTGGCCGACTGGCTGACCGACAACAGCGGGCTAACCTTCCAGCTTGCCGCCGGTGCCGACTATAACGACAAGCCAATACCTCATTTTACCCACAGCGGCAGCGGTTATCAGTTGCTGGCCAATATCGGCAACGCCTTTGGTATTGCTGATTACGTCTGGTACCAGTTGCCAGATGGCGCGGTCTATGTGGGCAGTTGGCAGCATTCATTGTTCGCCGGTAAACCGATAGACATCCCGTCAGAATTCAGTACGGCAGCGGCGGCAGGCAATACCATGACCGTGCCTATGATCCAATCGGTGCGCCCCGGCGTGGAAATGAATGGCCAGCGGTTAACCACCGTTCGGCTGAATAATGATGATTTGGTCTTAACGTGGACGCCGAGCAATAAAACCACCGGCAAGCCATTGCAGAAAACCCCCATCCAGCGCCAGATTGATAATGCTTACCCGGAGTTATCCGCCGGGTTACATCTGCCGAAAATGGCCCGTGTTGAGGGGCCGAGCGAAGCGGTGACTAGCGGTGATATGGCTGACCCGTTCCGGCCCCGCTATGCTGTTAACCTGCAATTGTTGGATGATGATGGCAAGGCGGCGGCAGATACACCGGTTTACCCTGCGGTGCCGCTCCCCCTGCCGATGGCCGGGGCAGAGTCAGGTATGTTCCAGTTTCCCCCTGCCGATGGCCGGGGCAGAGTCAGGTATGTTCCAGTTTCCCCCGGCGGGTACCCTGGTGGAAGTGGGTTTTACCGGTGGCAGGCCGGATAAGCCGTTTGTGCGTCAGACGTTATCACAGGGTAACAATCTGCCCACGGTACTGCCGGGCGAACAGTTACAGCAACAGCGTGATGGCGTATCGCAGCGGGTGACGGTGGCAGGGGACTGGGAGCGTAAAACCGATCAGGTTATTCGTGAAGAATCCATGAGCCGGGTAATTACGGCTGACGATGAAACCCGCACACTGGTGGCCCGCGAAACCACGGTTCAGGCAACGGATAAAACTACGGTGCTGGGGACGGCCACCTTACTGGCCGGTGCTATCCAGCAGATTAGCGAGGGGGATTACAGTCTGGCCACTCAAGCCAGTTACATGGCCAAAGTGGGTAAAACCTTAACCACCGATGTGGGGCAGGATTTGATAGAGAGGATTGGCAATATCCGCAGCAGCATCGCCGCCGCCCGGCAGGAGGTGATAGCGCCGGTGGTGTGGATTGGTAGCCAGCAGATTAACGTGATGGCCCTCATGCTGGATACGCTGGATGTGGTGAAAGAGCTGGCGCAGTTGACCGCAGCACATACCCATACCAATACCGGTGGCCCATTGAACGCAGGGAGCATCACCGCCACTGGGGCCAAGTCAGACGGATTACGCAGTAAATATTCCCCAGTGATCGGCTAA